CACCACTAACTCCATTCATCCTATAAGTTACTAAATCTTCATCTATAATCTCTTGAGATTTTGTTAACAATGCTTTTTGTTTTGGAGAGAAGTTGATTACAACTTTACATGGCCTAAATTTTGTTGATGCTTTTAGTGTCGTTGGATGCAATGCTGTTTATAAGTTAACTAATCAATCTCAAGAGATTATAGATGAAGATTTAGTAACTTATAGGATGAATGGAGTTAGTGGTGAAAAATTAACTTTTGATATTCCAAAGGATGGTGAAGATTGTATGTTGTTAGCTTATGATAGTTTAAGTGATGCTGCTCCTAAGATATCTGTTGGTGTTATTAATGCCTTAGGATATCATACCTGTTCTTCAATAATAGGTAATTGTGGTGGTATTATTATAAATAATAAAGGTGCTATTATTGCTATACATAATGGTGGTTCGTCTTCTATAAATAAAGCGATACCATTGACTGCTGAACTGATTAAAGTCGTTCAGCAGGGTTTTCACTAGATTCCACGGTGCCGACTGGGTGGGATAGTGTATACTCTCCTCCTCCCATGAATTTTGACAAGTTGAAAAACTATGTCGAGACGATTAGTGGAAGAGAGTTATCCCCACCAGCGGCTGTAGAGGTGTATCCTGAATTACATCTACAGTACGTGAACCCAGTCTTTTTACCAACTGTTGCTCGTTTTGAAAAGTTTACTCAATTTTCCAATAAACGGAAGAAGGATATTTCATTTGGAATTTTTGATGTTCTTAATGGTGAGCAATCAGATGGACAGTGGAGTTTAGCACATCCTAACGTGGAGGCATATTATAAAAATATTGCCAAGTTCTGTAAGTCGCAAGTTGTTGATTATGATAAACTCGCATGGGCGTTTGCTACACAAGCTATAGAAGACCATTTTTATCTTTATTTAAAGGATAGTGGTATAGAGAGTTTGGAAGATAGCTTATCACGTTTAGATCTTAAGAAGTCACCTGGACCGCCTTGGAATTTAAAATTTAAAACTAAGGAGCAACTTATATCAGATGAATTGTTCTTGCGTATGTGTTCCGATGGTTGGAACCAATTGCTTGAAGCTGATAGAGTTTGGTTAACAGGTACAGCACTAAAAGAGGAAGTTCGTTTAACGGAGAAATTAAAACAAAATAAAATACGTATATTTAATCCACAATCTGCTGACCTTAATGTTTTAACTAATAGGTTGTGTGGTCAATTTAATGATAAATTTACGGAGTCACACTTAAAGACTTTCTCGTGTGTTGGTATTTCGCCATTTTATGGAGGTTGGAATCGTTTATATGAGAAATTAACACCACCTGATAAACCCAATAAGTTTGAAGGTGATTATTCTGACTATGATTCTTCTCTTGGTGTTTATCTCATGATGATGGTG